TCTGGTCACTTATTTGCTTTTGGCCTCGACGAGTCGATGGTGATTGCTCTACTTCAGCAGTGGCAGCTCGCGAATGTTTCACCACCATTGACTCTCGCGGAGGTTACAAGCTTGGTGAGGTCTTCAAGCAAGAACGGCACGCCAAGAGAGTCAAAGGGAGAGTCAGAGTTTAAGTATGAGCCTATTGAGCACACTCAAGAGATGGAACTTGATGTCAGGAGGCTTTGGGAGTCAGCTCAGTCAAGAAAGAAGTATGAACTGAAGGATGTTGACTTTGAAGCTCCAGGTTTAATTTCTGAGATCATGTCGCGTAATAAAGAACTTGCTGAGTCATGGCTACCAGAACTTGCGTTTGCAAGTGCTCTTGCAACCATGTCCGCTATCACATGCGGAAAAGTCACTGCTGAAGGCACGCATCCAAATCTTTTCATGGTCGGCCTTGCACCATCGGGTGCAGGAAAAGACTTTGGACGCAAACTCACGCGAGACACTCTGTATCGTGCAGGTTTCTCGGATGTGCTAGGGGCTGAAGTCTTATCCTCGGGTGAGGGTTTCGTGAAGTCACTGGAGACTCAGAACGTGCAACTCTTCCAGCTTGATGAGATAGCAGAGATGTTCGGTGAGATGGGTGATGCCAATCACTACATGGCAAAGACCGGCAAGCTTCTTAAGCAAGCTTACTCCTCATCCGGTGATCCTGAATGGAAGCCGAACTGCCGCGCCGATGCTAAGAACAACATCATCGTGCGTGAACCGTTTCCTATTATCTACGGGACTACAACTCCTGATCTTTTCTACTCTCGGTTCTCTCCTGACAGCGTGAACGATGGACTGCTAGGTAGACTGCTGATATTCAGTCAGGAGCACTACGACATCTCGCTTGGCCGCATCTACAAGCAGATGACTGCAACTGAGAGCATTGTTGATAAAGCAAAGTCTTGGAGTGATGCAAGTGCTCACGGAAACTTGCCTCCTGAGTCGTTTCCCGGTAATCGGCTCAACTGGACGTTCAGCAAAGAATCAAAAAACGAACTACTTGCTCTGTCCGATGAGATCAAACTCAATTCAACACGCGGGAAAGAGAACACAGGACTTTGGAGGCGCACTGCTGACAAGATCCAAAAGCTTGCACTGCTCTTCGCGTGCTCAAGGCTTGGTCCAGTTCAGAACGGAGTCGTCGAGGTGGCTGATACTCTGCGTGCAATACTCATCGTCAAGAGACTGACCTATCGAAGCATTCACAAGGTGCAGACAGAACTCGTGAAGTCACAAGCTGATGCAGATCGTCAGAAAGTGCTCACTGCGTTGAAGAATCGAGGTGGTCGGATACCAAAAGGCCGAATCAGCGTGTACGACAAACTCTCAAAAAAGACTCGAAAGGATGTGATCGAGGATCTGCTTGAGTCAGACCGAGTGCGACTTGAGCAGGGTAAAGACGGTGTTTTGTACTATGTGATCAACACTTGAGAGTCACATCCTTGACACTTTAGGTCATCTGGCTAATATAGAGACATCTCCTTGTGGTTGAGGAATTGTCTGATAGATGAGAGAGCGGTATGGGACGGCGAGGGAAAGCCCCGGCACATCCGACCCTTGCGAAAATCGAGGGTCACTATAAAGAAAAAGCAAGAACAAGAATCTTGCCTATCGAAGCTATCGATGGCCGGCCCAAACCCTCTCTTGTCTGTCAGGCAGATGATCTTACTCTTCAGATTTTTGAAGAAACCTGCGATTCTATGCAGCAGATGGGATGTCTGAGTGAACAAGATGGTCCCATCATCGAAACATACGCATGTAACTATCGAGAGCTGTTGCTGTGTATTCAAGCCATGCGCAAAGATGGTATCGAAATCGAAAGCCAGCGAGGTGGTGGTAAGAGCACTGTCCACGCGGTGAACTATCACCGCTTCCTGGCTAATCACATGAAACTGCTGCAAGAACTTGCGCTCACTCCATCAGCGCGGACTCGACTTGCTACGCCACAGGGTCCGAAGCAAAGTGACAAAGTGGGCCAGTTGCTTGAAAAACTAGGCGGCAAGTGATGTCGTTTGATTTCGAGCACTACCAGCCGATGGAAGAGATGGATCAGTACGTTGAGGATGTGCTATCCGGTAAGATACGAAGTTGCAAGACGGTCAGCAATGCAATTGAGCGTCACATCCGCGATCTTGAAAAGCAACGCACCGATGACTTCCCGTACTACTTCGACCGTGACTACGCGGAGGCAGTAGTCTCTTTTTTCCCGGTCATGATCAAGCACTCCATCGGGCGTGATGTTGGTCAACCTCTGGTGCTGCAACCGTGGCAAGTGTTTGCTGTTGCTTCAATCTTCGGATGGAAAAAAACATCAGATGACTGCCGAAGATTTTCCAAAGCAATGGTTTCTCCTGCACGCAAGAATGGCAAATCAACACTTGCTGCTGCTATTGCATTGTTTGCTGGCTCGATGGATTACAATCCGGTCAGTAAAGGGTTTGAGAATGTAGCTCAGGTACTCCTTGCAGCTACAAAGAAAGAACAGGCCAGTCGAGTTGTCTTTGCTGAGGCTTGCCGCATGCGTGCTCAGTCTGAAGAACTGTCTTCCATGAGCACACTGAAGAACAGCCAGATATTCTTCAAGCACAATCAAGGCTCAATCTTCTGTGTTGGATCTGATAAGCCACTCGATGGATTCTCAGCATCACTGACAGTCATCGATGAACTGGCAGCGTTCCGAAGCGATGGAGGGCAGAAAGCGTTCGTCGAAACGATGCTGACTCAAGGTGGTGCAAGGTCACAACCTCTGACTCTGTTTATTACGACAGCAGGAAACGACAACTCGTTTCTGTGGCTGGAGCAGTATAACTACGGCAAAGGGGTTGTCTCTGGAGAGTTCGACGATGAAAGCTACTTCTTTCTGAACTATGAACTTGATGAAGATGACGATGTCTACGATCCCGAAAACTGGATCAAGGCAAACCCGTGCCTCGGCGTCACCATCATGCCTGAGTACCTCGAAGATCAAGCCAAGCCTGCCAAGACAGATGTCATCGTTGAGCGTCGATTTAAGAAGTATCACTGCAACATTGTGACATCGAGCAACTCTGCTGCGTTCGATCTAGAGCAATGGGATGCATGTGCAGGTGAGTTTTCAGATTGGGAAGACGCGGATGCAGTCGGTTGTGGCGTTGACTTAGGAGGGAGAGATGACCTGGCCGCGTTTGCACTTGTTGCACGGTTTGAAACAGGAGAGTTCACGCAAGTTGATGAGCACGCACCTGAAGTCCCAATCTACAGGTACGAGGCCAGAACGTGGCAGTACATCTCGACCGACACAACGCGGGATATCACGCAAAGACCGTTTGCTGACTTCATTGAAAAGGATCTCATCAGGACAACGAGGTTCCCTACCAATGAACTTGAAAGAGATTTGCTGAGAGAATGTCAGAAGCATCGATGTTATGATGTTGCTTACGATCCTTACAACTCTCAGAGCACAGCAGAAAGGCTAGAAACAGAAGGTCTTGAGCCAGCATCGATGACGCAGTCATGCAGGTATCAAAACGAACCAATCCAAGAACTGCGTGCATGCATTGCTGATGGCCGGTTCCTGCATGATGGCAACTCCTGCCTCAAGTGGATGATCGGAAATGCAGTGCTCGTCCATGACCGTCAAGACAGAGTGATGTTCGACAAAAAAGCCTCGGCTGAAAAAATAGACGGCGTTGTTGCCATGACGATGGCACTGGGACGCGCGATGCATGCATCATCCAAATCAAATGGCTACTTCACATACTAGGATCGCAAAATGTTTATCAGCAAAGTAGGAGAGATGTTTGCTCAGGCAACGTCAAACCTGAAAAACCCTTCGGACTGGCTTGTTCAGATGCTAGGTGGCGGCGAGTCATCCAGTGGCATCCCAATTACTATGCGTAGCGTCTTGGGCATCCCAGAGGTGTTCAATGCGGTGAGCAAGATCAGCGGTCACTTGGCCCAGATGCCCATCACCTGTAAAGAAATGAAAGACGGCAAAGAAATGCCGTTTACTAGTGACTTTGGTGCTAAGGCAATTCGGAATCCAAACGAGTATTTCACTAAGTTTACTCTGCTTGAAAA